GCCAGATAAGTCTTGCGCTTCTTGGGAGATGGGCGATGAAGAAGGCGATATGGGAGAAGGCGAGACCGAAGAAACTGGGGAAGAGTGAACCTCTTTCCAAGTCTGAGAAAAAGTCCGCAAAAGCTATGGCCACATCTGCTGGCAGACCTTACCCTAATCTTGTGGATAACATGAGAGCAGCGAGGAAGAAATGAAAAAGACCAAGACTGAGAAGAAGATCAGTAAGGTTTACAACGAGTTCAAGGCTGGCAAGCTACATTCAGGCAAAGGTGGCCCGATTGTGAAGAGTCCTGCACAGGCTCGTGCGATTGCGCTCTCTGAAGCTGGTGTGAAGAAAAAGAAATGACTGCCGCTTGGACTAGGAAAGAAGGTAAGAACGCCAAGGGTGGCCTGAACGAGAAGGGTCGTAAGTCCTACGAGGCTGCAAACCCTGGTTCTAACCTGAAGGCTCCTGTTAAGAGCGGAGATAACCCGCGTAGAGCGTCTTTCCTAGCGAGAATGGGTAACATGCCAGGCCCAGAGCGTAAACCAGATGGTAGCCCTACTAGACTCTTACTCAGTCTAAAGGCATGGGGTGCGAGTAGTAAGGAAGATGCAAGGTCGAAAGCAAAGGCTATTTCGGCGAGGAACAAAAGCAAATAAGTGTTGCTTACAAACAACGATGGAGTAGTAAAATACAGTGGAAAACAAATGGATTCCTCCAAACGCAGGAATGGGCAGACCGAAGGGTGCGCCTAATAAGTCTACTGCGGCAGTACGGGAAGCCATTGCAAAGATGGCGGAACTAAACGCGCCTCGTTTTGCTATATGGCTAGACGAAGTAGCACAAAAAAGCCCAGAAAAGGCTTGCGATATTTACTTGAGGGCTATCGAGTACCACATACCTAAGTTGGCGAGAACAGAGGTAACAGGTCAGGACGGGCAACCAGTTGCTTTGCAAGTGACATGGGCGCAACAAGAATAGTCATTCCGTATGCACCGCGAGCGCAACAGCTACAAATACACCATGCGCTTGCAGACAAGCGATTCGGAGTCGTTGTGGCTCACCGTCGTATGGGGAAATCAGTCTCTGCTGTCAACCATCTCATTAGGGCAGCGATAGAGAATACGAAGGAGGCTCCAAGATATGCGTTCATTGGGCCTACCTACTCCCAGACCAAGCGAGTCATCTGGGATTACCTCCTCAAGTTTACCGAGCCCCTTAACGCCACCGCGAATATTGCAGAACTTAGGGTTGATTTCTGGGGTAGACGCATCCAACTTGCAGGGTCTGATAACCCAGACTCTCTTAGAGGACAGTATTTTGACGGGGTTGTATTCGACGAATTTGGCGACCAGAACCCTAAAATTTGGTCGGAAGTGGTTCGTCCGGCACTGTCAGATAGGATGGGATGGGCGTTATTCCTCGGAACCCCAAAGGGAAACAACCACTTTAAGACCCTGAGAGACCATGCAGAGCAGCATAACGATTGGGCACTGCTTGAGTTCCGAGCATCCGAGACAGGTCTTATCCCTCAGGCTGAACTCGACGCAGCCAAGTCTGAAATGGGAGACGACAAGTACCTGCAAGAGTTTGAGTGTTCCTTTGACTCAGCAATCGAGGGGAGTTACTACGGACAACTTCTCAATGAGCTACCGTCTGAGCGATTCCATGACATCCCTGTAGACGGATTAGCTAAGACTTACGCAGCCTGGGACTTAGGCATAGGCGACTCCACTGCAATCTGGGTTTGTCAAAGAGTGGGATTAGAGACGCGGCTCATTGACTTTGTAGAGAACCACGGTCAGGGGCTCGATTGGTACGTGAACTGGCTGAGAACGAATCACTACGAACTTGCCGAGCAGTTACTGCCTCACGATGTGCAAGTCAGGGAGTTAGGCTCAGGACGATCTAGGCTAGAACTCCTGCAAGAAGCAGGGCTAAACATCACGATTGTGCCGAGAATGGGTGTTGACGATGGGATACAGGCCGTGAGAAGGCTTATTCCTTATTGTTGGTTCGACTCCAAGACTAAGCGTGGAGTGGACGCACTAAGGAATTATCGGCGACAATACGACGATAAGCGTCAAGTTTATTGGGATAAGCCTCTTCACGACTGGGCATCTCATGCTTCTGACGCATTTCGGTATTTAGCAGTTGGTATGTCTGAGACAACATCTTGGTCAAAGCCTCTGAAACCTAACGTAAGCTGGGTGGTGTAATGGACGACGGTAGACTTAAAGCAATACTTCAAGGCGAAATCGACAACGCCATAGGCTTTCTTGAGACCGAGACGGTCGAGCAGCGCAAGAACGCGCTCACTGCCTACATGCGTGATCCCTACGGGAACGAGGTAGAGGGTCGCAGCCAGATCGTAACCGGAGAGGTTGCAGAAGCGGTAGACGGGATGCTTCCGCCTCTCATGCGTTTGTTTACGTCTGCTGACCAGATCGGTGTATTCGAGCCTGTAGGCCCAGGCGATGAACCGCTAGCCCAACAAGCTACTGAGTACACAAACTGGGTGCTGATGAAGCAGAACCCAGGCATCTCGATCATGCACGACTGGTTTAAGGACGCGATCCTTCAGAAGGTTGGGGTTATCAAAGCCTACTGGGATGACTCGATAAGCGTCACTAAAGAGCAGTACGCAAACCTTACCGACGACGAATTAGCTCTCATCATGTCTGATGGCACGATGGAGATCGCAGCACAAGAGACGGTTGAGCAGGATATTGACGGCCAAGTGATGCGCGTTCATAACGTTGCGCTGATGAAGAAAACCAAGGCCGGAAAGATCAAGATCGAGAATGTGCCTCCCGAAGAATTCTTGATCTCTAAGGCAGGTAAGACCGTAAGAGATACACCTTTCGTCGCGCATAGAAAACTCATCACAAGGTCTGATTTAGTTGCGATGGGGTTTGATGCAGAGATCGTGATGAACCTGCCTGTCTACAACGATCTTGAGTTTTCTGCTGAGTACATTGCTCGATACAACCGTGACGAGCAGCCTTACATGGAGCCAAGTCTCGACAAGTCCATGCAGACGGTTGAAGTGTTTGAGTGCTACCTAAAGACTGACTACGACGGAGATGGAATTGCAGAATTAAGACGGGTTCACTTTTCGGGGAATGAAATCCTAAGCAATGAAGAAACCGACTATGTGCCGTTTTACACCCTCTGTCCTATTCCGATTCCTCATAGGTTTTTTGGGGATTGCCCTGCTGACCGTACAGTTGATCTCCAGCTTATCAAGACTACTCTAACGAGGCAGATGCTTGATAACCTGTACCTACAGAACAACTCTCGTATGGGAGCAGTTGAAGGCCAGGTCAACCTCGATGATCTCTTAAGCGTTACGCCTGGTGGTGTGGTTAGGATGAAGAACCCTGGCGCACTTGTTCCCATCCAGGTTAATCCTGTTGCTCAACAGGTATTCCCGTTCATGGAGTACCTGGATTCGATCCAAGCCAAACGTACGGGCGTTACAGAGGCTTCCCAAGGGTTAGACCCCAACATCCTACAGAACGTGACTGCTGCGGCCATTGCAGCCCTTACGCAAGCCTCACAAGGAAAGATCGAATTAGTCGCTAGGATCTTCTCTGAAACAGGTGTAAAAGACTTATTCAAAGGGTTATTACATCTTTTATGCAAGTACCAGGACAAAGCAGTCATCATTCGGATGCGCGGCCAGTATGTTCAGTACGACCCGCGAGAGTGGTCGAACCAGTACGATTGCACAGTGAATGTCGGACTTGGTACGGGGAACATCGAGCAAAAGATGGCGATGCTCTCGATGGTTCTTGCAAAGCAAGAGCAGATCATTCAAGCGTACGGCCCGAACAATCCTTTAGTGTCTGTCTCGCAATATCGTGCGACGCTCGGAAAGTTGATTGAGGCAGCAGGCTTTGCAGATTCGGCTGAGTTCTTCAAGCAAGTAACACCAGAGGTTGATGCTGCACTTGCACAGCCTCAGCAACAAGGCCCAGATCCTGCCGTACAAATGATGATGGCACAGGCTCAGGCGGATATTGAGATCAAGCGTCAAAAGGCTATGGCAGATATTCAACTTGCAAGAGAGAAGGCTCTAGCCGAGTTAGAACTCAAGCGCATGGAGTTCGAGGCAGAAGCGCAGATGAAGGCTATGAAAGTCGGCGCAGGCATTACGTCTAACATTGAGATACCAGGGTAATCATGGCTTTAGTTGACGAACTACCGGCTGGATGGGATAGCTACGACGCAGCGCAGAAGATTGCGTGGTTTAACGCTAATAATGTCTCAACGACTGACTTGCTTAATGCTGGCGTTGATACCGATTCAATCAATTGGATGCTTAACAACGGGTACGCTCCGCCACCTGAGCCTGTTTACGAACCTCCACCTTATGTTCCCCCTCCTGTATACACGCCACCTCCCGTACAAAACGAGCCCGTGTACTACGAGCCGGAGCCGGTTTATTACGAACCACCGCCTTACGTTCCGCCACCACCTTATGTCCCACCACCGCCACCTGCGCCACCTCCTGCGCCTGTTTACAACGTATTTGGGCTTAACTGGGACTCAGGCTCATCGTTAGCGACAAAGCAGGGTTACGTTAATTCTTTGCTGGCTGCTGGTATTACGCCAGACCAGATAAAAGCCAAGATTGCCGAACTAGATCCGGCAAGTGCTACGCAGGCAAATTACGACTTACTAGGCATACCAAACCCGCCTCCGTACGTTCCGCCTCCAGTTGTGGAACCCCCGCCGGTTGTAACTCCGCCCCCAACAGTTACACCACCTCCTGTAACGCCGCCTGTTGTAGAGCCTCCTGCAACAGTTACGCCTCCTCCGGTTGTGGAACCTCCTGCGGTAACTCCTCCTGTAGTTACACCTCCGGTTAGTCCACCACCACAAGCATTTCCGCTAGAACCTGTTAACAATGTGAGCACACCTATGGCTACAACCTACAATGTCTTTGGGTTGGAATGGGATTCTGGATCTTCTTTAGCTACCAAACAAGGCTACATTGATACGCTTTTGCAAGCAGGTATAACGCCTGAGCAAATTAAAGCCAAGATCGTTGAGTTAGATCCAGCGAGTGCAACGCAAGCCAATTTTGATCTGTTGGGCATACCAACAGCGCAGCCTAATCAACCAAATGTAGACGGCGGATTGCTTAATCCAACGCAGCCTCCGCCTGGAGGGTTGCTTGATACGGCTACGCAAGCACCAACGACTTACGATGTATTTGGAGTGCAATGGAATACCGAAGCACCTTTAGCCACAAAACAAGGCTATATCCAACAGCTTCTTGCGTCTGGCAGGTCTAAGGCTGAACTACGCAACTACATCAGGAACGTAGACCCAACTAACGCAACAGACGAAGCATTCGCGGCTCTTGGTTTGCAAGACGCCCCTACTGCCGAGGTGCGTAATCCTTCCCAGGATGCCGTAACGCTGATGGCTGGACAACTTGGTTTAGGCCTGCCTCCTGAATGGCAATACTACACAGGCCAAGACAAAGTTAACTGGTTCAACTCCAAGGGGATAACTGCTGACATGCTCAGGCAGTACAAGGTTCCTGAGTTTGATATTCAACAGGCTATCTCTTACGGGTTAGGACAAACCGGTACGGCAGCGCCACCAACATGGAAGCTGCCTGCCGGTATGACACTTCCGAGCGATTGGAATGTTTACACGGGCGCACAAAAGATCGCTTGGTTCAATCAGAACAAGATCACAGCAGACATGCTGCGGTCTATGGGTGTGCCAGAGGCAGACGTTCAGTCATCTATCCAAATGGGGTTAGGGCAAACCACGACTACGCCAACAACGCCCAGTACGTTTGATCCTAGTCGCTACATACCTCCGACGTTTAACCTTCCCGCGACTAACTTTGTGCCGTTTCAAACGGGTGGCGGTCAAACAAGCCTTGCTGCGCCAACATCGGGATTCTTTTACAAGACAACGCCAACCCCAGAAGTTCCGTATCAGTTCCAGTCTGGTGCTGCTGGGTATACAAATCTTCGTCCCATGACGCTAGAGTTTGGCGTTCAACCTGCTGTGTCTCAAGTACAACAGTTCCAGCCTGGTTACTTCAACCAAACCGGCTTACTTAAAAACTACGATTGGGCGAAAACCAATACCCAGTTAGCAGAGCAGGCAGCGCAACAAGCTCAACAACAAGCAGCAAATGAGCAGGTGCAAAGCGGCGCAGCTATGGGCGGCAAGATCGTAGGCTTTACAGACTACGAAGAAAAGCCAGATGGCGAGGTCGGTTACGAGAAAGGCGGCAAGATCCGCTCGTTACTTGGGCCTAATCCAGACGGGCCAGACGAGGGTTATGCCAAGCTACAGCGTGGTGAATATGTCATTCGTAGGAAAGCAGTAAATAAGTACGGTGAGGACTTCTTAGAAGCACTTAACGAAGCAAGAATGCCTAAAGAGAAACTAAAGAGCCTGCTATGACACAACGATGGGAACGAGCAAAAGCATTACTTGGTGATGAGTTTCTGACAGAAATCTTCGATGAGTTGGAAAAAGACAACATCGAGCGTATCATCAACAGTAATCCTGACGACATTGACTTACGCGAAGAGTCATACGTGGCAATTCGCGCAGTGCGTCAGGTTAAGGCGCGTCTTGAATCTGTTGCCGCCGAAGGCGAGATAGTGAAGAGACGATTTAAGATTTTTAAGTAGAGGTTAGTGTATGGAAAGCAGC